CAGGAATCCTCTTGAAGATGGTTGTAAGCCTCTTAGCGCCCTTTATAGTAGCGCCTAACCCTATGGCATCAAGGACACCTGATACGTTGTCTAGAACGCGATCAAACGTGCTGTAATCACCTTCTAACACTTGTTGCATCTGTGTTAGTTCAGCAAAGTTATTGTCACTGTTCAAGAAGAGGCTACTATTGTTTTGAATAATAGTAGAGAGCTTATCTACCACTTTAATCTTCTCAGAAGGAGGCATTCTATCCATAGCATCTTTAATCTGAGCCATAGCTTCTCCGGGAAGGATAGCAGCTTTACCAGTAGAAATCTTTCCCTTCAATTCCTCAATAATAGGTTTGAGAGTTGAGACACCATACTTATTAACAGAGAATGGTTGTAGAAGTGAAAGAAAATCAACTACTGTAGAAGCTGTAGAGGATTCAGAAGATAGTTTATGCTTATTCATAACCGATTGTTTCTCACGATTATAATCAAAGATAGGCTTAAACTGATCTGCTCCCATTAAGCGAACATCTTCCTGCTCTACATCCTCACCCTTACTAGGCTGCTCTAATGCTTTAGAAGCTAAGAGAACTGATGTATCCTTATGCCATCCACTATTAATATTAGCAATAGCTTGTTGCTTCTGTTCATAGGGAATAGAAGGGTCTGCAAGAATAGACATAATAGTGCCAATATCCTTTGGACCTTCTTCATCATTCCTTCTCTTCATAATAGAAGAACGTGTATAATCCTGACCAGCTTGGTTCTCACCAATAATAGCTTGATAAGTTTCAGCCATACGTTCTGGTTCATCAGATAACAGAGATGTAATTGCAGCCCTGTTTTTTACAGCATTCTCAGGAAAAGGAAGAGGCTTTAATGGAGACTCTGAAACCGGATCATCCAAATTAATTGGACTAACTTCAACTACATCTTCTAATTCATTCATATATTAAGGCTTAAAAATTGTATCTGATGTTGGTTCGTATGTTCCACCAAGAGGTGAAGAGTTGCTAGTAAAGTTCTTAAACCCATCTACTTGATTAAAGATACTGGTTCCTAAACTTCCCACTTGCCCCCAAGTATTAGCAGAGTTAATGTGGCTCTGTGCAGAGGAGAGATAGTCAGCAGCATTCTGGTTAAATGAACTGATGTTATTAGCTCTTTGTTGAGAACCTAGGTTAGCACCTAGATTAGACCCTAGTTCTGTTGCTAGGCCACCTGTAGAGCCTGCTGACCCTGAACTGACACCTACCCCTGTGTTCTCACTCGATTGTAGAATACGTGCTCTCCGTGAGCGTTCTTCACGTATCTGTGCCCTACGCTCTTGTGCAGCTTGGGCTGCTTGTCCTGCTTGTTGTTCTTGTCTAGCTTTAGTTTGTTCATTAGCAGAATTCTGTTGAGCAGCAGCAGCTTTCTTCTGTTCCCCATGTTGGACAACAGCACTTACACCACTCATTGCTAAACTGGCAATACCAATGGTTATAGGGTCAAGTCCCATTTAAACACCTCATATGTCAATCCTTCTTTTTCTAGAATACCAATTGATCTTCCACCCATCATCTCACAGAACTTTGGATTTGGAGATATACTGTAAATTTCATTAAAACCATTCTCTTTAAGTTCTTTCATCATTCTCCCAAATATTTTGAATCCTTTACGGAGAGAAGAGAGTTTCCAATCATACACGAGACAATGGAGAAAGACTTCATTATTAACTACCGTTATAGATAGTTTGAAGTCTTCTCCTTCATAATATACATCCTTGATCACGGTAGATTATTTCCTGTTAATGCTAGGCTCCATCCAAGGATACGACAATCTTTACCACTCTCAGTCTCAAAGTATAAAGACATAGCCTTCCCTCTTCCCCTTAGTTTATTCTTGGTAATCACTGTTTCAAATCCATTATCATAATCATCAGTGATGTCTACAATAAATTGAGGACGCCTATACCTATAAGCTTGAAAAGCACTGCTCCATTTATTAGAGATAATACTATTGGCCCAATCCCATTGTGTCTTAATGAGGCAACTCGATTGGTTCATAGGTACAAGATTACCACCTACATCCTTAACACCATTCTCTGTTCTTCTCATATGGATAGTGAGATATGGCATCTGTTTAGCAACAGAAGAGTCACCTGCTGTAGTATGTCCTGTTAGGATGAAAGCTTTCGCATCAACTCCAATACCATCTACTGTCTTCCAATCCTTGAAAGAAGTGTCTTTATATTGAGAGAAAGTAAATCCGATATTCCCACCAACAGTTCCAGAGAGAGTGATATACTTAATAGATTGTATTCCTGATGTTCTCACATTAGAGCTAATCACTACATTATCACCAGAAGCAACTACCATATCCGAACCTACTACCACATCTTCAATTGTATCTCCTGATAAGAAAGAAGCAGTGGAGATATAACCTACCACATCAGGTGTATTCGCAGCAAGAGTGTATATCCGATTCTTTGAGAAACTACCAAGGCTTGTATCAATAATGAGTTCTAACACTTCATTACGATTAGTTCTATCCCCATCTTGATTATACAACCATCTAATCTTCTTATCAAATTGATCATAGATGCCAATACAGCTTCTCTTATCACTATCCTCAATATTATCATAGAATGTCTGGATAGTCTTTTCAGTGATATTACTCACTGTCCAATCACCATATTGATTCTTAGCAATTACGAAGATACCTTCTGGACCCCAGAAATAAATCTGATCATTAACTACAATAATAGAACGAGTGTTAAAACATCCAAAAGAGCTAACCTTCTTTACTGAGTAGTTAGTCGCAGAGAACCCATAGTCACTTCCACCAAGAATCTCCCATACGCCATTATCAGCTAGAACAAATAGATTACCTGAAAGTGTTACAAGACCATAAATTACTTTAGCACCTGATACGCGTAGATACCCACCATCTGTATCCACAATTGTATTAGTCTCTCGTGAAGTAGGATCACCTTCTTGATAACATTTAATAATGCTCTCAGTGTTATTGACTACTTGAGAGAAGAGAACATAGCTTGTAAGGATAGGTGAATTACTGTCCCCATCTGTAACACTTCCTTCAAATCCACTGTAGAAGATACGTCCTGCAAAATCAGCTACAAGAGAACATCCTCCTGAAGTTGTATCAGATGGAAGTGTGCTTACTGTTTGTGTGAGTTGTGGAAACTTAGTTTTGTTATTGTCAAATTCAGTCTTACGCGATGTTCCTCGTTTAAGAGCATCAATAATAAAGTATCCACGTGCTGCTTGTGCATCTAGACCAAGCTGTTCATCATACAGATTTGGATAGACTCTCTCAAAAGGAGTGCCAGATGTAACAGGAGAGAATTGCAGTCCAGTATAGACCACTTCGATATTAGAAGGATATGTACCGTAGTTATTCTTAAAGATTGCTACTGGATCAGTGAGAGTTCCCGTGGAGTCTTTACGTGGGACACCCCATCCTTGATTATATAGATTATATAGATGGGCATTAGAAACTACAGATGGCCTAAGATTAATATTATTCTTATCATTTCCCGGAAGACCCCATTGATCACGCACTAGAAGTCGATTAGTTGTATAAACTAAGCTACTTCCTACATATTCAATAATATGAATTACATCTGTACCAGCAGCAATTACCAATTTCCCATCAATAGATGCAAATGATACTGTATTGGTTATAGAAACACCAGTAAGGGTTACTGATCCAATATATCCTTCACTTGATACACTCGTCTTAGCTGAATTAAATACATGAATTCTATTTCCAAATTGAATCACTGAGAATTCATTAGTGGAAATATTACCTGCATTGAACCATTTATATGCAGAGATTTTAGCTGTCTTTAACTGTACTTCAGTAAGTCCAGAATCTTTAATAGCATAATCTAGTTCTAAATCAATACCTAGACGCCTATCCCTAGACCCATCTCTATTTAATTCAAAATTTTCCTCATCTCTACTAGCATCAGCAGGAGAGTTAAGAGGACTTGCTTCTGTAATTAGTCCCTTAACAAAAGAACTAATTTCAGCTTTAGTTACTGGCTTTACCATTCTTAGAGTCCTTCTGAACTAAGTAAGCATCAATTGTTTCTTTAGCAATACCAATAGAAGTGAAAAGAGAGTCAAGTACATTAGGGATTTTACCACCTTGTCCTGCTGTTGCCACTTGATAGAGCATTGGAGAAGGACCATAGGGTTTGATAAGATAATTCTTATATTCCATTATTTGTTACCTTTTCTTCCATAAGATTCATAACGGATACCACCATGAGCTTTCCATGCTTTACGGGATAACCATCGTTGTTGTCTTCCAGCTTTCTGTTCAGCCTTCTGATTTGCCATCTGTTTCAATACAAGGAATGCTGTGCTCTTCGCTTCTTCAACAAGAAGAGGGAAAGCTTCACTAGGCATCTCAGGAATAAAATCATCAGTGAGAGAGAAGTCTAATTCCTTATAACATACAATCTGTGTCTTACTTTTCTTTAGCGTAGAATCTACTTCCAAATCATAAGCGTCACAAACAATCCATTCATCATCAAAGGTAGTCCAATATTCAGGAGCTTTATCATTGTAAATAAGGAGAGAAACTCCTGAATTGTCAAGAACAGTCTGAACATTATCTGCTGAACTATCTCTAGCATATGTAAGTTGTAAGAATTCATCTGGATAGATAAATTTTACATCAAGATACTGTAACTTAGTTTCATCAACCTTAGACTTCTCATACTTAAACTGTAGGAGTTCCTTTACTTCAGAGGGAATCTTCAGATAGTTTGGTCTAGAAAGAGTACCTGATGCATCAAGTTGCATAACACGTTTCTGATGAGGCCAATTCCTATTAGTAGATAGTTCCTCATAACAAGATTGAACAATCTGTGCTATTTGCATTGATTCTACTGTATCATTAATAGAATTAACTTCATCACTATCTAGATCATTGAGGATGTCCTGTACGATCTTAAGAAGTGTTTTCTTAGCCATTAGCTCACCAAATGCATTGTAACGTTAGCATCTTTAATTAGGAGATTACCAGTAGCATCACTGGCAATAACTTGTTGGATGTAATCCCCAATAGTTAGAGAGACAAGACCTGTACCAACTAACTGCCCTTCAGCACCCGTTCCTGATGATTTAAGTGTAGGCTTTCTCGTACCATAAGTGGTTCCATTAATAAGGAAGCGTAAAGCGAGTTTAGCTGTACTAGAGGGGAAAGCACCGATATTAAAATAAGATACAATCAGATAGACACCAGTTTCAGGAATAATCAATCTATCTGTATTAAAAGTAATACCACTAAGATTCTCACCAACCCAAGGAAATCCTGTACTAGTCATCACCGTGTATTGGGAAGGAGTATTAAAAGTAGTATCTGCTACAGCAGTTAGGGCTCTAACGGTGCTATTGCTCGTAATTGTAGCAGCACCATACGCTTCACCAACTACAAATTTAAATCCATTAGAACCATCTGAAACAATGTGTTTATTTGATACACCACTATCCCCTGTCATTCCTTGTAGATCACTAGAGAGTGTTTTACGCCATACACCACTACCACTACCATTAGATTTGTAGCTTGTGTTAATACCTGCAACAGAAGCACCTTTTGGTTCATGGAGGTTAGCTTCTGTAATGTCTTTATGTTCGATGCTTATGATTTTACCCTCCGAGAGTTATTGATAATATCAATAGTGCCCTCAATTGTATGTTCAGTGAACTTTATACCACGACCACCAAAATGGCTATGGAAAATAAGATGACAATTAGCACATAATACTATCGCATAACCGGCATCAACATCTTGTACATTGTACATTTTATCTTGTGATGATTTAAATCTTTTATATTGGGTATCAAGATGATGTACTTCTAATGCATCTGGATGTTTGTATCCACAACAAATACATCCTTTATTCTCAATCCACTGTTTATATTCTATATGTCTTTTTTTACTATATTCTTTATCATATATTGCTTTACACTTTCTACATTGACTTCTGATAAATTTCAATGAATTTAGTGTAAACTCTGATAAAGGAAGTTCCTCTTTACAATCCGAACATTTTCGGAGTTCCGACATGATCTTTTCCTAGAATAAAAAAAAGGGGGAAGCCCTTTTAAAAGCAACCCCCTTAGTGTCTTACACCTTAGTGGCGCAAGTGTATTTCATGATCAGCGTAGCCTTACCAGAGGTAGCCGCAATTGCAGGAGTAGTACCCGTAAGGGCAAACCCAAGCTTCGCAGCAGCCGTAGTACCAGTGGCAGAACCAACAGCCATTGTACCAGCACCAGTGGCCGTAACCTCCTTAGTACCAACTGCTTCCAACTCAGTCTCACTCAGAGTAATGTAGTTAGTACCTACAGAACCAGCAAGACCGATTGAGAGAGCAGGAGTAGTACCAGTGACTACGAAGGCTTCATCAACTCGAAGCTTAAAGCTATCGAAGTTAGCACCCTTTGGGATAACAACCGGAGGGATAAACCCTGCGATTGCATCAGCAATGCTCTGACCCGTTAGATCGATACGAAGAACAAACTCCGTACCATATCCATGTTCCAGACCAACTGCACCACCAGTATCTCGAACCCCATACTGATTATTGACATTCAGACCAGCTTTGTTTTCATAACTCATATATTATCTCCTTAGATGCTGGTAGCAGAAGTAATGTAGATACCAAGAGTATCAACACGCTGACCACCAAAGCCCCAACGAGCAGAGGTGACGAATTCATCACGGCGAAGGTCTTTATTACGCTCACCTTCCACACGTGGCATACGCCGCCATGCAGCCATAATAGGCTTAGTGTTGTCATCTGCTACACACATGAACACATTAGCCACACCACCAACAACAGACGTAGTACCATCGCTGAACGTGCCTTTAGCAAGGCGATTCGAGCTAATGATATTCCAACCATACAGATTCATCAAGAATTGGTGATCACGATCAAAACCATTCTCAAGAATACGTTGGGCAAACGGGGTAACATCCTTACCAATACTAACCAAACCATCAAGGGTAGCAGCAGTGACAGGATCAACAATGGCGATACGACCAGACGTAGGAACGTTAGCCTTATCAAAGGCCAGCTTCATCTTGATCAGATCAGACAGTTGGAGAACGTTATTACCAGCAGTAGAAGCAATACGGTGAGCAAAACCATTAACGGTATTTGCATTCGCATTCGTTTGAACACTGTTACACTTCGCAAGGAAGCGAGATTCAAACACTTCTTGAATAGCACGAGTCGATTCACTCGAACGACCAGCCATCAGTGCTTCTACCTGCGCCCCATCCTCACGCAGTTCATCAGTAACATACCATGCATCACCGACATAGTCAGAGATGGTCATAGTAATCGTACCAGACTCAATCGGGCTGTATTCAAACGGAACTTCTTCAGCACCATCTTGAATGGTTACAGAACCAATCGTCTTGATATTAAGAGTAGAGCCACTACCGAAGTCAGAGACATTACGGAAGAAGCTACCGGGTAGCATACCATCATGCAGGTTGCGGAGGATGAAAGCAGAATCAATACATATAATATGTTCAGACTATAACTTACGCCGTAGCGTTATTCTCATTTAGTCGTTGCGGCTGTATGTGAAAAGCAATCATTTGTTCAATCTTATGTTTCTTTAATCGTGAATGTTTCACAACACCACGAAGAAACATGAGAGCGAAAGATTTCTGAGAAGGTCCAACACCATGTCTCCATAATTGTGTATTATCTTTTTGAGGTTCATATAAAGAACCACCAAAAGCTTTATACAGAAATTGTAGAGCACATACATCTTTTACATGAGCAATAACACCAACGTGCATTGCATTCTTCTTGAAATTGTAACAACCATCTCCATCGAGATAACCTGCTACCCAAGCCCATGTAGGATGTACTTTAGGTTTTAATGGACCAGTATTGTTTCTTGATTCCTGAGAGAGTTGTTTTAACTCTTCTACACGATCCGTAATATCAATACCTTTTAATTCTGTATAGTAGTTATAGAGTGTTTGCCAATGTTTAGCTTTAATCACCATATGTTTTAAAAGTCTTGGGACAAGTTGATCTAGATCAGATCGTCCTTGTACTCTCCAACATCTTGCATCAGAGTATGTTTCTTTTTCATACTCTATTCCTATTACAGAACCAGCTCTGTCAGCTAATGTTTGCATATAATTATGCACATCAATCTTAACTGATGCTGATATTGACAGGATTAGGTATAAGAATGTCTTACCTGAAGTTGATTTACAAAACTTAAAACTTAAACTACCATCTGCATCTAACAAACCTGCTAGATATTTAATCTCATTTTCTTTAAATGTTTTCACTGTTTCTTCCTAGAAGATAACTTACTTGCCTCGTGTTAGCTTACGCCTCCACGTTATTTAGAGAGTATTCAGCACTCTTTAGAACTGTTCGCTTTCAATGAAAGCAGTGCTATTAGCACGATTTTGAGACATTGATTATTCCTTTACTTATTAAGATTTACCAAAATACTTAAAATACGTTTTTGGATCAGTTAAGTCATAAGTCGAAAGACCTTGGTTATGGAGTTCCTCTACAAGTTTATTGGAATTATCACGTTCCATATGTAGTTCTTCTGTAGAAGCTCCTAAGATAACTGGTTTCTTATTTCGACCTAATAGACTTTCATTTTGTGGTTGATAACCTGCTGTATTAATACTAGGTTTAGTAGAGGTTGATCGGGTAGTCCCAATCTCTTGTTTCTTCTCAATCCCTAGAATCTTAAATACAGCTTGTGGACTTTTAGCGGCGAGAGTGTTCATCTCTTCAACGCTCATACCTAGTTCTTTTGCTTTTGAATAAAAATTCACTTCAGCATCTTTACCAAAAGATTCCTGAAGCTGAGACACTACAACTTTGAGATTGGCATCTTGTGTTGCTTTAGTCTCTCGTTGTGAAAGTGTTTGTGTGACTAGATTTGCTACCTCTTCAGCACTTAGTCCTGTTGGCGTTTGTGTCGCCTGTTGTGACTGTCCTGAAGTGAGCTTAGTAACAGTATCTTCTACTGTGCTTAGACGTTCTACTTCTTTTTGCAGATTAGCAAGTTTAATCTCAAGCTGCTCTTTTTCTGTTTTGAGTTGTGGAATAAAATCTTGAGAATGCTTCAATGCATCTAGTGCAGTTTGAACATCTTTATACTTAGGCTCTCCACGTTCATTCTTAATTGATCCTAGCAGGTCAGCAAAGGAATTATCTGAACTCGTAGTTTGTTTCTGTTGATCAGTTGTCTGATCTTGAAAAATGTTTGTATCTGGCATTGGTATGCTATTTAATCCTATAAATATTTATATACTAATTAACTACTATGTATTTATATATACTAGATATATAAGAAAAAGGGTACATTAATCTGATAATAAACTAATGATTTCTTCTAAAGCTCGTTCATACCCACATAAATCTGCTTGTTGATATGCCCAATTAGGACTTTCATAAGCTGATTCAGAAATACGTTTAGCTCTTAATACAAGAATCTTATCTTTACTAATCTCAGTAAGCTTCTCTCGTATATCTTTAGATGCACCAAAAGAAGCCTTGAGAGACTCCTTTTGTTTTGCATTCATTCCTTTTAACCAAGTGACTTTCATACTATCCTATCGGGGGAGGGGGAGTAGATTGCTCTACTTCTAAATCTTCCTGAGCTTGCCCCATTAAACGTTGTGTCTCTTGTTGTTCAAAGATTGCAACATTTGGACTAAATAACTGATAACGTTGTAACCCCATTACATCCTCTACCAACTTAGCAAGGCTCTTAGATGACGTGTGAGGTGCTAGGAGGGCCGCCATTGGACTTGCCATGATGCCCTGAAGGTTCTGCATCAACTGAGCCTGTGCAGCGAAGTGTCGGGCTCCTATGGGCCTTAGCTTGCCAGATGCTACAATGTCATCCTTAGTGATTTCAATAAACTGTTGAACACCTAGATCATCATTCATAACACGGACAATATCATTACTATCTAGATTACGTCTTGCAATCTCAAGCATAGCATTTAAAACAGGTTCCAAGAGTTCAATCTCAAATGTAGTAATCTTCTCTTGAAAGATACGCCCAGCAGCATTCTGTAACTGTTGTACTTCAAATGCTGTCTTTTCTCCCGGAGTACGGATACCCATAGCTTCAGAAGGAGCACCTGCAAACTGCTCCATAAGAGCTAGAAGATATTGAATCTCATTATTAGCTTGAATAACCCACTGTGCATTCTTACCCAGTTCTTGAACAGAACCATTCTCATCAATATGAATTTCACCAAATGGTTTATACTCAAATTCTTCTACTTCACCAGCAATAACCAGAGGAGGAGCAACAGCTAAATCCATTGCATCTGCTTTAAGATTCTCTAAGTGATCTAGACGATATTGGAGCCCTACAAGATTATCTAGTGGGCCCATAGACCAAAGATTATCTGGACGCATACGCCAACCAACATGGTAGATGGGTGCATGAGCAAGCCATGAGGGAATAGGTTCTTTACGAATAACCCATGCTCTATCAATGACTGTCACAACCATATTTGTTTCAAGTTCATTAGTTTCTTGGTTATGAATGTCACCAAAAAACTCTAAAATCTCTACATAACCACTCTGCAAATACTCAGAATAGTTACCAAAACCATCAACAAGAAAACCTTCTGACTTATCTAAGTCTTCCAATCCATAAGCATTTGAATACTTCAATACCTTATCTCGTTGTGTAATTGCATTCTGTAGATACCTATTATCAGGTTCATCCTTAGACATAGCAATTAATTCACCAATAGTTTTTAGACTACGTACAATCTTATAACTATCTTTGAATGTAGAAGCAATAGGATTAAAAACAATATCAAGAGGAGAGATACGTCTAGCGATAGGCCCAATGTAGTCAATCATTTTATTGCCTTGAGCATCTTCACGGACAGATGATTCAAAATCAACTGTTACAAATGAATTCCCATAGTCAATATAATCATACAAAAGCTTACTCATTTCTGTACGAAAATGGCTCTCTCGTGTCTTATTAGACATATAAGCTTCAATTGCTACTACCTTTTTCTTAAAAGAATCCTCTTTGGTGTATGCTTCCCATTTAAGCCATTCATCATTCGGGAACAGAGCAGATAGGTAGTTAGAATGTAGATTATCTCGAATTTGACAAAGCTTTGGGAGAGTAGTGCTATTCTTCCAAGGAAGCTTCTTATTAGTCGTTGTAGTAGTGTCTGTTGCAAAGATGTAATTCCTAAGTTCTTTCCAAGCTTCAATCTTAGGGAAACGTTGTGAATTATAATTATCCCAAGTGGCTGCGATATAACGAGCCATCGTATCCCTACCAAATAGGGAAGTGATTTCTAATGCTTTATTACCCATTCATTATCCTCTGTAAGCAATTCCACCGAAGCGCGAATTAAACTGTACTACATTCTTATAAGAATCATCTCTATCTCTAGATGACTTAGGTTTAACAGCAATCTCTACAACAGATGCTAGACAGTCCTTTACGTCATCATGTGGGGGCTTAGAGAGCACAAGTTCTTCTTCAAGAACATCAATATATCCACCCTTAAAATGCCATATATCCTGATTATCATATCTATGCTCTAGGGCTGCTGCTATACGCTCTTCCTTCGTCCCTTCATTGCGTGTTGGTCTATGCTCATCAATAGAGAGACGAAGCCCTTCTAGACGCAATCTGTCCTTCAGATCACCTACAATAATCTGTTGGGCTACTGTTACTTCAGCCCTAAGTTTCTTAAATTCCCATTTAATTAAAAGAACTTTGATATGCTCAAAATACTCATTAATCTTATCTGATTTAAAACGATCAATATCTAGAACATAGATGTATCCATCTGAATCAATTCCTACAACAACAATTGCAGTGTAGTCACTCTTCTTATGCAGAGAGAAAGCAAAGTCAATAGCTGCATACACATTAAGTTTCTTATTCTTAAAGTGCCAACCATTATCTTTTAGTTGTAAATACTTCTTATCATAATATTGGAATCTATCTCGATTAATACGATTTGATCCGGGATCATTTGGATTGTTATAGTATTGAGCATAGAACTGAATCTTATCAGAATACTCTGCCCTAATACGTGCTAGAACATTTTGATCAAATCCAAATTGCTTCCCATCTGATCTAATTGCTTTAGGCCAAACAAACTCACCATCAATCTCTACAACATATTCTTTAATATCCCATACGGGCTTACGATCTACCACTTCATTATCTGAATTATAAATATCATATTCTTGAAGCTTCCATACAGCGTATATATCTGCTGGATGGTAACGTGTTCCGCATGCCATAGTGAATCCACCTGAATTACGGATAGAAGTGAATTGTGAAGACTTACGGCTTACATTCTCACGACCTTCTTCAGTATAGGCATTCTCAGGAACCACTAAGTCATCTGCTACAACAATATCAGCATGCCAACCAGTTGTATTAGTAGTAAGACCAGCGGTAGCAATAGTAGCATCACGAATACCTTCGCTACGCCTCCGAGGATGATCAATACAGAGTTTTTCGACACTCCATTTCTCACGGAGTCCCTCCTGTGGATTTACATATTCAGGGAAGTATCTCCGATAGACAGTTGATCCTAGAATATTCTTAATAGCATAAAGCTGTGTCTGAGCTAATTCTGCTGTAGCTGAGACGTATAGCATTGTAATTTCTGGATGCCTAGTGATCACCCATGCACACCAAGTAGCCACCATATGACTCTTCAAGTGTGCTCGTGGGAGCATGATTAGTTTATTGCTAGTAAGAGAATCTCCCATACCAAATAGGTTATACTCTTGCATCCATTTGAAGATTTCTTTATGAACATCCCCATACATATAACCCGGATTCACTAGCTTTGCGAAGAAGAAAAGATCATTGAGAGCATTCTCCCGCATCTGCTTCGCTTCTTCAGGCATCCTCTCTTTTTTCTTCTCTGCTTCTGCAAGCCAATTATCAATCATTATTCAACCCATTTTTTACTATAAGCAGGACGTTCCTTACCTTCAGCAGCTTTTGTATCCCCCTCAGCTTCAGCAATTGCAGCATCCACCTTACTCTTACGAGAGCGAATTTCCTTTTCAGCATTACCAGTCATACCACCAAAGATAGTCTCAACAATACCCTTAGATTTCTTTTTTTCTTCTGCCATTATTTCGTTCCTTTAATTTTCTCTACTGTACGTAATCCACCAAGACCTAACATCCCTAAAAGAATAGGAAACATCTCTTCTAGACTTGCTGGTGCTAATGTAATATTATAACTAAGTACAGCACATGCTGTCTTAACTATAGAGATACCAATCCAATTCCATGCACATGCTACTCCACAAGCCCATCCAATAAAAGGACGCCAACCTGAAGTGAAGAAAGAAGAACTAGCTGCTTCTACCTTATTTATCTCAAGTTGTCCTTGTGCTAATTGGAATTCCTGTGTTGCTTGCATAACAGCAAAAGCTGCTGCATTCTTCTCTTTCTCGCCTGCATCTGGAAAGATTTTATTAACAATAGAAGTAGCAAACTCTGCTACTGCTCCAATACCTGTAATATCCATTAATACCTCCAATTAGCGGGAGTAGGGAGAGAAGGGTCATCATCAACATGAATAAATGTATTAGCAATCCCTATTCTCTCAAATCCTGCTTCTTTACATGACTCTAGAATGGCCTTCTTTGTCTCTTGGTTGCATTTAATATCTACAGCGTAGCCCTTGGTATGGGCTGAGTGATCTTTGCCCCCTACAGCGCGATTGTGTGCCTCACATCGAAATCCAGAATTAATGTAGAAAGGAATGTTGGCAATAGAACGAGCTTCTTCTAGTTTATTTAGTGTACTAGATTTCATTTCATTCTTTC